ATTGGTTTTAGACAGTAAAACTAAGGAACCAAAGTCGATTCCTAATCCAGAATGGTTACTATTTGAAAAATGTATTAGAGGTGATACTTCAGACAATGTCTTTTCGGCCTATCCAGGTGTTCGTAAAACAAAATTACAAGAAGCATTTGATGACCGTAGTAACAAAGGATTCGCGTGGAATAATCTTATGCTACAGCGTTGGTTAGATCATAACGGCCAAGAACATAGAGTAATCGATGACTATCAACGAAATGTTACGTTAATTGATTTGACAGCGCAACCTGACGATGTAAAAAAACTTATACAAGATACCATTATAACTAACACAAACGAATCAAAAAATATAGATCAAGTAGGTATAAGACTGTTGAAATTTTGCAATCTTTTTGCCCTGCAAAAAATTGCAGACAGTATTCAACTCTATGCAGAACCATTTCAAGCGAGGTACAAATGAAGGTCACAGCAAAACCTATTGTAGAAGGTAAGTTTTGGATTATAGAACAAGACGGCGAACGTGTTGCCACACTACATAAAAAAGAAAACAATAAATTTATTGTGTCCAGTAAAGATGGCGAAGCCTGTTTTAACAAAAAGGATGATCTTGTAAAAGCATTTGGCAAAGATTTTTTCCAACAATCTGTTAAAACCGTCGTGTCAGACACCGTTGACAAAGAAGTACATGGCTATCCAGCGGCCTGTAAACCATTTAATGCCATGTATGACGTTCAAAAACGTTTGCCTCTTTATACTAAAAGTTTTCAAAGTAAAAGTCTGTACTGTGCCGGACACTATGCTATTCAATTTAACAAGGGTTGGGTCAGAAGTTTTTGTCCGAAACTTATTACTATTGAACGTTATCCGTACAAGGGACCTTTTAAAACAGAAATTGAACTTAAACAGGTATTAAGTAATGTCAAACCAGATTAACACCTATCCTTTAGTTAGTTTAATTCAACAGATTAAGGCAGCTGAATTAGGGCAACAAAAAGAAATTAAGATCGATATTAAAACTGCCAAACAGGTCGCTTTTACCCTAGCAGAAATCTTAGCCAAGGTAAATCAAGACTATGACACCCTTTTGAAAAATCTGCAAAAAACCAAAGGCGAGTCTATAACTGTGCAATTTGACGGTGGGGGATTTTCGGCAAATTAATTGATAAATATGCGTAGTTAATGGAGTTTTTATGAGTAGACCAAAACCACGCATATTACTTGAGTTCACTAGTAAAAAAAATTACAAATGTGAACAGATACTAGATGCCGAAGCAATATGGGCTGTGTTTTATAAAGGCAAGCCTTTTAATCTAAAAAATTTTAATAGTCTAGTAAATTACCCTGGTCCTAAATACAAAAAGGTTAGTTTCAGTAACCCAGGACACGCTGTTAATTTGGCGAAAAAATTAAATAACCAATTTGGCTGTAATGATTTCGTTGTGATGGTACTTACCAGTGGTACAGTGCTAAAATGATCACACAAGAATTGTACACTAAATTTTTCCTTAGAGAATGGGGGAAAAGTGTTGATGATGCCAATGTACATTTACACAAACACACATGGTGGTACAATACCAGGTCAAAGGAGTCTGGTGGACTTAGACTTACCGATAAAGGATTAGAATTTTTAATTGACTCGCTTGATATGAAATCATACGAAATCCCATTTACAGACAATATAGAACTTAATCCGCAATTAATAATTTTTTTGGATAAATTTTTGGATTGTCCTTATTTCTTGGGGCCACAAAGTTTAACCGTTTTTTCTGAAAAAAAGAGTTTTGAACTGCTGTTGTTTTCAGACGACATTAGAAAATTTGGACTAATAAAGGCCTTAAAAAAACAGAAAAACCAGGAAGAAAACAGTTGACATCGTGACGCTACCTGCATATAATAACAACATCAACATTGAATTCACCAAAGGAGTTTACCATGCCCGATGTAGCTAATCGTACAGTAGGTCCCAAGGCTGCAAAGCGAGCAGTCCAAAAGGCTTTTAAACACAATCGGCCTTTGTTTCTGTGGGGTCCACCTGGAATTGGCAAAAGTGAAATTATCCACCAAATTGGAAAAGAAATTAATGCCCACGTAATTGATATTCGTTTGAGTCTGTGGGAACCTACTGACATTAAAGGAATTCCTTATTTTGACAGCAACAGCAATCGTATGGTTTGGGCGCCGCCTATTGAACTGCCCGACGCTATCATGGCTGATCAATATAGTAAAATTATTCTTTTCATGGATGAAATGAATTCTGCGGCGCCAGCGGTGCAGGCAGCGGCCTATCAGTTAGTTTTGAATCGTCGAGTTGGTACTTACAAGTTGCCTGATAATGTGCACATCGTCGCCGCAGGTAACCGTGAAGCAGATAAAGGCGTTACATATCGCATGCCGGCTCCTTTGGCAAATCGTTTCTTACATTTGGAAATGAAAGTAGATTTTGATGATTGGTTTGAATGGGCTACCAACAATCGTATACATAAAGACGTGGCTGGTTTCTTACAGTTTAGCAAAAAAGATCTGAATGATTTTGATCCTAAAAGCGCTAGTCGCAGTTTTGCTACTCCCCGTTCGTGGACCTTTGTAAGTGAACTATTAGATGATGACGACACTGATGAAAGCACGATGGCAGATCTTATTGCTGGAGGTGTTGGTGAAGGTTTGGCTATTAAATTTATGGCACATAGAAAGGTAGCTGGCAAACTGCCTAATCCAACTGATATCCTCAAAGGCAAGGTAAAGAAGATGGACACCAAGGAAATCAGTGCTATGTATTCGTTGACTGTCAGCCTGTGCTATGAACTGAAGGATGCCTGCGACAAGAATGCTAAAGATTGGAACGATCAGGTCAATTATTTCTTTGAATTTATTATGAATAACTTTGAAACTGAATTGGTTGTTATGGGTACCAAACTTGCTCTTACCCAATACCAATTACCGCTGGATCCTGACGAGATCAAATGTTTCGATGACTTCCATTCGAAGTATGGTAAGTATATTAGTGCAGCTACTGAAAAGCGATAATTTGATACTAAACCGTTTGACAGGACCCTGGGGTCCTGTTATACTATATACACTTGCTAGGAGCTATCATGACAGAATTAGATCCTGTTCTAGATAAAATCGTTGTAGCCAGAATTGGACTACTACTTCGTCATCCTTTCTTTGGAAATATGGCTACTCGCCTACGTATTTCCGATGGATCTGATTGGTGCCCAACTGCGGCTACAGACGGGCGCAATCTTTTTTATAACCGTGATTTTTTTGAAAAACTTAATCATAAACAAGTTGAGTTTGTGATCGCACATGAAATTTTACACAATGTATTTGATCACATGAATCGTTGTGAAGGTCGTAATAGACAAATTTGGAACGCCGCAGTTGACTATGCGGTCAATGGTCAGTTGGTCAGAGATAAGATTGGTGAAGCTCCTAGCGACATCAAAATCTTCCATGATCCAAAACACTATGGGAAAAGTGCCGAGCAGATATATGATGAAATTTTCGAGGACATGGATGAGCAGGCGCTCTCTCTGTTAGGGCAATTATTAGATGAACATATTGACTGGGAAGACGGTGACAAAAAAGGTCAAGTTAATCGTCCACAATATTCAAAAGATGAATTGAAGAAAATACGTGATGAGATCAAAGATGCCGTAATGCAAGCGGCCAGTGCCTCGGGCGCGGGTAATATACCTGCCGGCGTAGAGCGTATGATTCGCGATATGACTGAGCCTAAAATGAATTGGCGGCAAATCATTCGCCAGCAAATTCAAAGCACTATTAAAAACGACTATACGTTTCAACGCCCAAGTCGCAAAGGGTGGCATACCAATGCTATTCTTCCTGGAATGAACTATTTAGATACCATTGATGTTTGTGTAGGATTGGACATGAGTGGTTCTATTACGGATGTGCAGGCTAAAGATTTCATTGGTGAAATTAAAAACATCATGGAAGAATTCAAGGATTTCAAAATTAAATTGTGGTGTTTTGATACTGCTGTGTATAATGAAGAAGATTTTGATTCCCACAGCGGCACCGATCTTTTAGACTACAAAGTCACAGGTGGCGGCGGCACAGATTTTGATGCCAATTGGGACTACATGAAAAAAGAAGATATAACCCCTAAGAAATTTATCATGTTCACCGATGGTTATCCTTGTGGTAGTTGGGGTGATGAAAGCTACTGCGACACTGTATTTGTCATACACGGCAATGATTCAATTGTACCACCATTTGGTACTGTTGCATACTACGATGAATTTAGTAAAAGTTGATGTCGATGCCTTTTCTGCAGGCCAAATAGAAAGCAAAATATGGGCTGCTGAAGAATTAGAAAAAATTTGTCTTAAAGAAAATATCAACTGTCTACAGATGGTAATCGTAGGAGGTTGGTATTCTCTTTTACATTTTATTTTAAGGGTTAGAAATAATATTGCCATTACATATTGTAGATCTATTGACCTTGATTCGGCGGCATGCTATATTGCCAATCACTTAAACAATACATGGGAAATGAACGCATGGGAATTTAGATCTTATCCTTCCGATGCCAATCAATTTATTTTTGAACACGAAAAAATCAATTGTGTAATCAATACCAGCACCGAGCATTTCCATTCAATGGAATGGTTTAAAAACATTACTGCGGGCACTTTAGTGCTATTGCAGGGCACTAACCTTAGGCATGATGACCAAGAAACAGTTTTGATCGAAACTCTTGATCAGTTTTCTGATAAATTTATTTTAGCAAAAACGCTGACGTGTTCGGAGTTAGAACTTAAAGGCAAAAATAAATCATACAAAAGATTTATGATAATTGGTTACAAATGAAAGTCAAAGTAAATCCTCTTAATGTACTTAATCTTAGGCGGGTGCAGGTTCCGGCAGTTCACTTTTATTACACAAGTCAAGCATCCGCATCTAACAGCACACAATTAAATGATTGGATTTATGCCAATTTAAAAGGGCGCTATTTTTTAGGCTCTGGGGTAGACCTATATAATAACACAATAGAATATGTTGTTAAAATTGGATTCGAAGTTGAAAAGGAATTAAGCTTCTTCAAACTTGCCTGTCCTTACATTTCTTTTAGATAAATTACATTAAAGGAGAAAAATATGTCCGATACTAAAGAAAATGACCCGGTGGAAAGTACGCAGGCAGCCGCGTCGCCTCCATCCGAGGCCGATCTAAATTTAAGTGA